TGCATTTCTCTATCGCTTAACAAGTTTAATTATTCTCCCATATTTTGAACAAAAGAAATCGTTACAGTACAATATCTCATGTTCCTCCGTTCTTATTTTGTAACGATTGAAGCACAGAGATTTGTGACTCTAGCCTGCTTATATGACGTTTTCTGCGTTCAATGGCTACCAAGTTTTTTTTGCAACTAGCGTTGCAGAATTTTGCTTTATGTTTTGGTAAAACATATTTACAAAATTTGCATATTGTGTTCTTTTTATGATATTTCTTGTATTTCCATTCGTATGAGCATTTTGAGGAACAACAGAATTTTGTTCTTGATCCCCTAGTAAAGCCTATCTCAAATCGAGTTTGGCAATTTCTACAAATTAACATATTTACATAATTAATATGCTAATATATTAAGGTTCGTAATGAATGATATGGGAAAATTTACCACGCTATCTGTACGCTTTGAAACTGCGGAACGCTTGAAGAAAGGCATGAAGTACGGTGAAAAGATGGATTCCCGATTAAATTGGTTACTGGACCTAGAGGACAAGTACAGAGCCAATAATCCTTAATTTTTTTACCAGGTTGTTCCCTTATCTGAACAATCGTAATTTGCACCACATTTAGAACATATCAAGTGGCACGTTGTTATCTTACTCATAGTGTTCCCACACCTTTCACATTTTTCCATGTTAGTATATCCGGCCTTTGACTATTTAGACCCTTTTGACCCTTTAGACTCTTTTACAAGACCTACGTTTCCACTCTAGGCACAAATGACCTTAGTGGAGTGGAAATAAAGGTTTCATGCGTAAACTCCCTCATTATATAAAGCCTATATTTCCACTAGGTAAGATATGATGAGTGAAGAATATAGACATACATTTTGTAGTGATATATATAGTGTGAGTGTATGTCTAGTTTTGTCCTGAGCTACTATTCTATCTAGTGGAAATGGTGGTCTTATATAACGCCTGACTCTAGGCACAAAACCTATGTTTCCACTAGGTTTATAAGCAACATACCATGCGTGGAGTGGAAATGATGGTGTATACAAAAACCTTAAATAGTTTGACAACAAAAACAATACATGAAGTATTCAACCAATTTTGTCAAGAAAGGCAATACTCATGGAATATCTGAGGGAGATGTACTTACCATCACAGTTGAGGGTGCAAACTTTCTAAGTGGCGGTATCTATCAAAAAGGATCTCCAGTAATTGCGTTCCAAACTGAACCTGGCGATAACTCCGTTGATGTGTTGGTAAAACGAAAAGGAACAAGCATCAAAGGCAAATCAGTTCTCAAGGTCCGAGCTTATGACGAGGCTTGGCGTGGTCAGGGCTGGAACGACACATTCGAGATATTTTAGAAACATTTAAATCATCAACCTTTTTTATATTATTCAGGAGTCGTGGATTACCTTAAAACGGTAGCCACCTTATCCCAATCTTTTTATATTGAGTTGTTTTAATAAAACCATGAAATGCAAACATTGTCAAAATGAAATAGAATGGAACGAGAACGCTTATGGTAGAGGCGGTAAACCAAGTGTTTGTGCAGATTGCAAAAAAGCATATCACAGAAACTATGGTAAAATGTATTGGAAAACATACGTTAGAGTTAGAAAATGAAAATATTAGTTGCCTGTGAAATGTCAGGTATTGTAAGAGAGGAATTTAGAAAAAAAGGGCATGAAGCTTTTAGTTGTGATTTGATGCCTAGTGAAATACCTAGTGATTATCATATTCAAGATGATATTTTAAATCATTTAAATGAAAATTGGGATTTATTGATAGCCCATCCTCCATGCACTTTTTTATGTAGAAATAGAAGTAGATTAAATAAAATTCAAAATTTAATTCCAGATAATAGTTTGTTTATGGCTTGCCTTAATGCAGATATTCCAAAAATTTGTATAGAGAACCCAGTTCCAAATAAATTATCAAACTTACCAAAATATACACAAATAATTCAACCTTATCAATTTGGCCATGATCATTCCAAAAAAACCTGCCTATGGTTAAAAAATCTTCCAAATCTTCAACCTACCAAAATCATAGAATATACTTATATTGTCACACCAAACGGTAAAAGATACACTAAAGGATGGTATCAAACACCTAGAAACTCAATAGATAGAAGTAGAACATTTAAAGGTATAGCTGAGGCTATGGCGGATCAATGGGGATGAAAATTCTTCATGTTTTTTCAATGGCCGGAGTTGCTGAGATACTTTCAAAAGAGTGCCAGGAACTCGGACACCAATCTTTTGTAGTTCAAATGAAAAGTTTAGATCCTTTTGGCTTTGGTGAGCATTATGGTAACACAGTTTACTTTGACGATTATGCAAAACTCTTAGAAGCTACCTACAAGGCTTCTTTTGAGGCAGATTATATCATTTTACACGATTTTATCGAATTTTACAACGAATTTCCCAAAAATAAGCTGATTTTATACTTTCATGGCACGAAATTACGCAATATTTTGCAAAATGATCCCGAATTTCATAGAATTATAGGCGATTTTCGTGTCATTGTAAGCACTTCTGACCTCTTAGAAATACTCCCAGAAGCGTTTTATCTCAGAGCTCCATGCGATAGAAGCTTGTTTACCAAACAAAATATATCAAGTGACAAGTGGTTAACTATCAATCGTGATTATCAAAAAGAGTATATTGAGCCTAAAATTCGCACAAAATACCCACAAGTGGAATATAGAAATCGCCAAGAAAAGATAATTCCATATAATCAAATGCCTCAACTATTATCTCAATATGGAAATTATGTGGATTGGAAATTTGATTACTCCAAGCCTGATCCTAAAACGATTCAAGCATTATCTTGTACTGCAATTCAGGCATTATCATGCGGATTAAAGGTTTGGGATTATAACGGATTAGAGGTAGATCCAATGCTTCTTCTTAATTACGACAGTAAAAATGTAGCAAAGAGGTTTATTGAATGGCTAGATCCCCCGAATTAAGTCAGGAACTCCACAAATTGATTTGGGATTTGTGGGTGTATAAAGGAATGGGAACTCAACAAATTACAAATTACATAAACTCAGATACTCAACTAAGATCCAAATATGGTGAGGTATCGGAACAGGGAATATATTATCACATAGTTCAGATTCGTGACGAATTAGAAAAAACAGTAAACGAAGATGCACTTGATTCCTATGTTGGTGAGTTCATTCGAGCAAAAGAGGGATTGGATAATGATATTCAATCAGTTCAGGATTTAATAGACATTGAAAAAAATTCACCCAATCCAAATATTGAGCTAGTTGCAAAGCTTATGAAATTGAAACACGATATTAAAGTCGACAAGTTCAAGTTATTGCAAGATGTAGAACTTCCTATTCGAGTTAAAAAATTAAAACGTGAGAGAGAGAGATTGGTAAACAAAACAGTAAAACTGGAGGTAAAAGAAATTGGGGTTAGCCAGCAAGGAAACTCTGAGAGTAATAGCATCAGCGACAACTGAGGACTTACCAATAGTTCCAGAAGATTTTTGGTGCTATAACTCCAAGTCTAAAGACGAGCATTGTTGCTTTTGGCATTTTATATTTCACCCTTATGGTGGTCCAGAACGTGACGGAATATTTCACCCTGTATACGAATACGAACAGGAAATGCTCAAGTCATTGGAACAAAACAAATGTTTAGCAGTATACAAAGCAACTGGATTAGGACTAACAGAATTTATGTTACTATGGATATTATGGAAATCCTTTACTGACTCTTTCTTTAACGGTAAAGTAGCTTGTGTTATTACCGGCCCAAACGTTGATTTGGCACAAGATTTAATTCTCAGAGCAAAAGACTTTTTAATTAAGAAAGGTTTACAATACATAGATCATGGTGCGTATGAACTCGAAGTCAACGGATCTCGAATACAATGTTATCCATCAAATAACATCCATTCAGCTAGAGGTATACCAAAAGTTAGTATCTTTTTTGGAGATGAGTCTGCTTTCTTCAAACTCAAAGACGATTCCATTGTTAGAACCGTTGGAGAGAGATATATTGGAAAATCAAATTCTTGGGTTGTATGGGTATCTACAGCAGGCGAGAATCCATCAGGGTTCTTCTACGATATTATGGGGGAAGCAGACACGATCTATAAAAGACATCATTTCTACGTTGAGGCTGGCCTTAAAACAGATCCGACAACAAAAACTTCTATCTTCAACTCCAAGTTCATAGCAGAAGCTAGCAAAGCACGTTCATTTGAAAGAGAGTATCTTGGCGTTTGGGGTAAAAATACAGGAGATATATTTTCACCTGAGAAATTAGAAATGATAAGCAGTAAGGAATATTCATGGCGTGAATCAGATGATACAAACGATAGAATAATAGCATACGATCCTGGATTTGGCTCATCAGAGTTTGGTATTGTCATAGTTCAAAAGCATAAGGGTAAGAAATCAATAATATATGCAGATTCGTTTGAACGAGCTTCGTATATTGACATGGTCCAAAAGATTAACGCCTTATCAATTAGATTCCATACAAAGAAAATCATAGGTGACTCGTCAGCTCCAGAAATTATCAAAGACCTGAGAGATAAATTCCATCTTAGAGTAACTGGAGTTTCATTTGGTAGTCATAGTGAGGCTATGGTAAATTATGCGGTTAATCTAGTAGATAATGAAATGGTAGAAATTCACCCATTGTTCAAAAAACTTAAACAGCAATTAATGACCATAAAAACCAACAAGAGAGGATTACCTGACAAGACATCACAAAATCCATTTGATCAGGGTGATGCGTTTCTTTTAGGACTGTACTATTACAAGTTAGGTTCTGGAACTGTCGCTGGCATTGGCTAATGGCCTATTAAAATCAACTAGAAAGGATTTAAAATTACCAATCGTACTAATTGGTATTATTCCATTCATAACTGCAATACACCAAACCACGCTTGTTCTTTTATCGTTCTTAATCTCATTAACTATCCATTCATCAGGATAATATGCAGGGAACTTGACTACCTCAAATATATTCTGTTTAGCCAAGTCTAAAATCTGTTTGTTACGAACTAAAGGTTTACAATCGCAAGGGCTATTAATCAATACTTCTAATAGTCAGTATTTAAATATAAAAACTTATGGTGTTATACATCAAATTAGCTCATAATAAATGGACTAATGGAGATTATACTAACGACTCTACTTATGATTTACATGGTAATGTATACTCTGATGCCAAGTTTGAAAACTCTGTAAATATCAAAAATATATTCACATCTTCAAAGATATATTTCATAGATGATGAGGGTAATTCAATGTATTCAAGTTCTACAGTTTCATCATTTGATAACGCTGCTGGAGTATTTAGAATACAGTTTACACAATCAACTTATCCTAGCCTAAGTGGTAGATACAGGCTTAGATTGGTATTAGAAAAATCAGGAACTAGGGTAACTTGTATCGGTGTAAACGGTTCAGATATAGTTTTCTTTGAAATATAATACTTCCTTTTCTTTTAAAATTACACAAAAAACTCATGGGCGGAGATATTTATTCATCAAAAAAGCAGCCAAGTGAGTTCAAAAAGCCTACTTTGCCCTCAAAAACTGTTAAAATCGAGAAAAATTTAGGAACTTTAAAGGTTTTTGAATCATTCAGCGGTCAAAGCGAAGTCAATCAATCTGACTATATTAATGAGCTAACTCCAGATAGACCGTTTCCTGAAATGATTGATGCAATAAATAAAGATGCTAGATTGGATATGGCAAGAGAAACTTATGTTCAAATGATTTTAGGTGACGGAATTAAAATAAAGATAGCCAAGAAAGGAACTGAGGATATGGTTAGAGAATGGCTATCAAGTATAGGATTTGAATCTCTATTAGAAGATGGATTATATTCCTATGTCGGAGTTGGAAATATGTTATTTGAAAAAGCTCCTAACAATGCAGATTTTATAGAAATTCCAGTAGATACAATGAAATCTATAGTTCGTGACAAAAAAGGTAATATCAAAAAATATATTCAATATGTAAACGATAAAGAGATAGGAATTTCAGCAGATAGTGTCATTCATTTCAAGCTTTCAAACGTATCAAAAGAAGTATGGGGTAGAGGAATATTTCATTCTATACTAGCAGATTATGAAGATCCTAGAACTGGCAAAACCTATGATTCACCTCTCATTCAAATGAAAGAGATTGAGAACTCTATGGCAGAAATATTCAAATCTTATGCTAGTCCTCTTATGATGTTTCAATTTGATGATGCGGGTGAAGATTTTATCAAAGAACAGGCTTCCGCATTAAAAGATGCCAAGCCAGGAATGAAAATCGTAACTGATAAACCATTTAAAGTAGAAACATTCGAAGTGGCCGGAAACGCCAAGTTTGACGGATATGTTCAGCACTTGCAAAGAGATGTAATTGAGCCAGGTAGCAAATTCCCACTACAATTCTTTAACGCTGGATTTACTGCAAGAGCAGCAAGCGAAAGTACAGATTCAGTTTTACTTCGCAAGGTTAGAAGAATACAAAAACGATTAGGAGTAGAAATTCGAGATAAAATCATTATACCTTATTTGAGAACGATAGGTAAAAACACAAGAGCATCTGATATTGATGTACTATTTCAAACTATTACTCAAGTAGATTTGCAAGTTCCAGATATGGTTACTCTATACAGAGATAACGGTATTACAAGATCCGAGTTAAGACAATACCTAGTAAAATCAACAATGGTAGATATTAATCAGGAAGATATGGAAAACTTACCGCCTATTACAAGTGTTACACCAACTGATAAATTACATTCTAATCAAAATCAAGATAAAACTAAGGAATATCTTGATGATACCTCCGAATCTTTAGAAGATTATGATTCAAATGATTGGGGAGTAGAGGTTGTAGAAGCTGAATATGATGGAAAAACTGTTAAACTAAACAAGCCATTTAGAACTTCGGGTGGTCCTAAAAAATTCGGAGTATATGTAAAAAATGACAAAGGTAATGTAGTCATAGTTAGATTCGGTGATCCAAATATGGAGATTAAACGTGATGATCCTGAAAG